GCCAAGACCTCGCCTCCGAGTTGATCATTTCGGAGTTCGTGGACGTTTGTGGTGGTTCATCCATCATCGACGCCAACCGAGCCCAGCAGCACACGTCAACAACGACAGCTCCTGGGGCGTGGTGGGTGAAGCATGGCTTTGCCACCAAACAACAGGTCTGTGAGTCCTTTGATGCCAGGCGACTGGCTCAGGCTTTGTACGATTCGCTACCCGACGGGGACTTTGCGATAGTCATTGATGTCCAGGGGAAAACGGAAATTATCCACCTGTCCAAAATTATGGGACGCACAACCTACTGCGTCGACGTACTCACCATTTGGATCCAAAACATGCTGTTCCGGTCGCAGATTGAGGCGTACAACCAGTCCTCTCTGTACCAAACCGGTGCCTGGATAGGCAAGACGAACCTTGGGACTGGGGCACTCGAGGCCTTCGTGTTCATCACGGAGGATGGCAAGCGGACAACGGCCTTCGACTTCGATGCTCGAAAGATGGAGGCTAACATCCGCACGTCAACAGCAAATTCTTTTCTCGCCCCCCTTCACTACCGCGCGCTACCGACCAACCAACAAACTCGGGACAACCGCGCGCGCATTTTCACAATGTACGAAGCTCTGCTGGAAAGCGTCTTCGTCATCCCAGACCTCAAAGGCCATTCACACTTCCTCTGGAAGGGAGACGCAGGCCAAGGAGGGGAGCCGTCAGGTCATCTGCTCACGGGGATGGACAATACCCTCGTGATGCGGCGAAATCTCGTCGCAGGCTTCATCTGGAAGTGCCTCGAGCGCTCAGTGCGCCCTTCGTTTCAGCTCTTTCGAGACTGGTTTCGAATCATGGGAATGGGAGACGACGCAAGAGTCACCCTAAGCCCGGAGGCAACAGAACATTACTCATCGAGTGGGCCGCCCGGAGAAGGCATCGCTCAGTGCGTCTACGACGCCACCGGCATGATCCTTGAATTCTCGCATCCTTCGGGGTGCCACATCATGGACTCAGTGTTTTGTGGGTGGAAGTTTTATCTCATGCAGGAACCAGTGTGGATCACCTTCCAGATTGATGGCGAGAAGCTTCTCGACTCTCTGGAGCAAGGTGGAGACCATACCAACTCACCTGCCGCGGCCATCAAGGACCTGCAGCGCATCAACAACCTGCGGATGTCCTCATGGGCCAACCCCGAACACAGGCGTGCCGTGCTAGGCATACGCAACAATTTTGTCAGGCTCGCGGAGCTCAAGTTTCCGCGTCTGCTTCAAGACCAAGACTGGGTCGTCACGAAAACAGCAACTCACGACGACGGTGTGCTTCTTAAGCTATACACTGGTCTACTGCTCCCCGCACCCGGCGGAGAGTAGTTGCGAAGCAAGCTACTACAACAACAATGTCAGATGGGCGAAGTCGTCAGCAAGGCGGCGGATACCATCCTACCACTCGCGAAGGACGTGTTAACCTTGGTCGAAGACCCGGTGACAGCGCTCCTACCAGAAACGGAGGGAATCTTCAAGGCCGTATCGTCGATGCTCGGAAGCGCATCGACACC